GCGGTAGCCTTGGTGTGGGCGAGCTCGTCTGACCAACGCACGCCATGCTGCGAGCCGAAGGCTTCGATGAGCACCTGAAGTTCATTCATCTCGCCGACTGTCATTTGCGACGTGCTCTGCCCGAGGACCACGAACCCGGTGCCGTCGATGTTTGGGACGACCTCCTGCTTCTTCAGGGCCGACGAGAAAACGTGCTTCCATGCCTCCGGCGACAGGCGCCGGCCGTGCCAGACAACTTGCTCAGACACATCCGTCAGCAGAGCCCACATGCGCGCGTTGGCCTGGAGGCTGCGGGTTGGCGGCTTGACGGTCACGACCCATCCTGCTGGACAGTCGGCGACATAGGCGAGAGCGCGCTTTCTCGCCAGCTCGTGCTGAAGGATGAAGCGACCGCCGCTCATGCGTTCTCCATCAGCTTGCGGACCGTCGCGTTGATAGCGTCGATCTCCGTCCACTTCTTCGCTTTCCAGTTCAAACGCTGTCCGTGGATGCCGTAGCGGTCATTGCGGTGGCAGACTGGACACAGCGGCATGGAGGCGAACCAAAGCCCCTGCTCAGGCTCGTGGACCTCTACGCCTTCCGCACCGCACACGATGCAGTCCATTTGCTTCAAGCGCTCGATGTGGCGCCGCTCGGCAGCCGTCGGCGCAGGCTTATTCTTCGATTGCACTACGCCACCTCCACGTATCGGCCAATGCCAGCCTTCGAGAAGTCACCCTTGAACTGCTCCGACACATGGAACCTTCGATCCGGCGGGCACCCCGGCAGCTTCTGCACCTTGACGTGCGGCGGGATGATCGGCTCGGCGTTCTTCCACGCCTCCTGCGGCTTCTTGCTGATGGTGACCGGGGCAGCGATGCTCATCTGCGCCTGACGGTGCCGCTTGGATACCTTCGGCCCGGCCTTCGGCTTCTTCTTCTTTCCAGATCGCATCCGGCGCTTCTCTTCTGGCGGCTTCTCGGCCCAGTACACCCGGTTCCTGGCGTTCCGCTTCTCGCGCGCTCTCGCTTTCCGTGAGGCCGTCAGTTCTGCCATGTAAACATCGAACGCGGCGCGACATGACTCCATGCGCTCTTGGCTGGCAAAGAAGCGTGAGTCATTGAACTTGCCGAGGACGAACATGCGACCGCCAAGGCGGAGCAGGCGCAGTGCCGCAGATACCCGAACTGGATCCAGCCCAGTGGCTTTCTGGATGTCCTGATGCGACACGCCAATGGGGCCTGTATCGGCGAGCAAAACCGCCAACACAAGAGGGCATGTCTTTTGTGGGCGCTCAGTTGTCACTTCACCTCCAAGCGAACGCCGCGCGAGAGATGGGCGCCCGGCACATCGCGGCCGGCCTTCAGTGCCTCGGCGATAGCCTTTTTGTCTGGCGACGGAGGAGGCGGCTCCGGCTGCCGCATGAACTCGGCCGGGATCAGGCCTGGCTCGTTGATCGTCACAGATGGCGGGTTCTGCCTCACCGTCAGCGCAAAGTGCTGGCTCGTGATGTTCTGGATGCCGGCGTGCTGCATGTTCGACAGCAGGTAGGCCGTCAGCCGCTCGGCCCGCGCCTCCAGCGCCTTCCTACGCGCGGCCATGGTTTGCTCCGCATCCTTGATCGATGCGGCCAGTGCCTGCATGTTGCGCACGACCATGGCGGTCGCAACGGCCTTGTGCTCCAGCTCGCCCGACATGCCTTCCAGCGTGTCGGCGATGGTCTGCTCGTCCAGATCCAGGTCGGCGAGCTTGTCAGCGGCGGCGCGGTAGTCTTGCGCCAAGATGTAGAGGGCGGTCATCTGTGTTCCCTTCAGAACGGGATGTCGTCATCCATGTCATCGAAGCCTTGCGCTGCGGTCTTCGATGTGCCGCCGGACGCGCCGGCCTTCTTCGCGCGCAGCGGTCTGTCACGCAGCGTCATGACGATCTTGCTCAACTGCTCGGGCTGCACCTTGCGGTCCAGAAGTTCGCTGGCGGTCAACTCCGTTTCGGCCTGGAAAACGCCGGCCAACACCATGCGCGAGCCGACCTCGCCGTTGTTCTTCTCGTAGGCCTCCGCCTCCAGCAGCACGCCGATGGGCTTGCCCATGAGATCGGGGAAACACAGCGCCTGGGCATCAATCTCAGCGTTGGCGTCTCGATCCCATTTCTTCACCATCATCTGCTGCGGCTTGATCTCGCGCAGCTTCAGGCACGTCATCAGCGCCATGACAAAGCCGTGGCCGATGCTGATCTTCGATCCGTCCGACTTGGTGGTGTAGAGCGCGAAACGGGCCTTCTGGCCGGTGTTGCTCACAAACGAGAAGTCGATGCCCTTCGTGCCGCTGCTGGCCTTGATGTCTTCGGCCCGCGTGAACTTGCCGATGTACTTGCCGGTTTCGGTGAGTCCGCCGCGCTGGTCTGCTTTACGTGCGTCGTTGGCGTCGAGTGTGTACACAGTGCTTGCCTTTCGTGGCTGTGATGAAGTTAGGCAGCGGCCTTCACCGGCTCGATGCCGTAGAAGTCGCAGATGGATTTGTCAACGGCGTCCAGGTCGTTCTCGATCAGTTGATCCGTGAACATGCCCATGGGCGATTTCGTGGTGTCGTTGCCGTTGTTCTGCGTCGAGAACAAATACGCTCCGTCGCGCACACTGGTGCGCAGGACGATGGTCACCATGCCCTCGATGGTGATCTTGTCGTCGAGCATCTTCCCGATGGTCTTGATGCTGACGTGCCCTTGCTCGTTCGACTGCGTGTGCGCAAGGATGTAGACGCGGCGGCGCTCGCTCAGGTCGCCGGCCGCCATGAGGATGTTCCAAGCGTTGCGGCCGATGTCGTTGAACTTGTCGTAGCCCTTCTCCTGGTTCCGACGCATGAACTCGTTCGCCATGACGTACTGAAAGTCGTCAACGACCACGATTTCATGCGGAGACTGGCGCAGAAGCTTCTCGATCAGCGCCGGGTCGTCGGTCTGGATGACGTTGCCCTCAGACTTCAGGCTGGCCCGCGTCTTCCAGCCTGCAGCCTTGAACGGGAGCGGCTTCTTGATGGCCTGGATCAGAAGGGTCTTGCTGGGGTCGAGGTTGCGCAGGCTGGTGGTCTTGCCGGTGCCTGATTCGCCAAGGATCAGTGTCGCGATGCTCATGTGTATCCTCTTCGTGTAGTGCTTGCTGTTGAAGTTGGTAGTAGCGACGTTTGGCTCCGCTCATCGAATGAGCCTCGTGTCCAAGAAGAAGTAGTTGCGGAACCGCTGAACCAGCGACGGCTTCGCCTTGGCGAGCAGCGCCCGCTGTACAAGCGCCTCCGTCATCGTTTCGAGCGGAGGGTTCACGCTCTCGAAAGTACCCAGTTCGGTATCGCGTCTGATGACGTGCCCTGGCCGCCAGCGCGAGCCGATCAGTGCGGGGCCTTCGGTGTCATGGGCATTGGCGAGTTGGATGACGTTCACAGCGCCCACCCCCACGGAAACCACGACGACACGTAGGCCGCCACCGCCACAAGCGCAATCGCCAGGACAAGCGTGGTGCTGTTGAGCGGCGGCCATTCTTCGATGTGGTGGTCTTCCATCACTTGCTCCGCGCGGCCAGCATTGCGTCGGCCAGTTGGTATGCGCCCTCTGCGACCATCTTGATGTTCGGCTCGTCCTTGTCGGCCATGCCGCAGTAGCCTTTGTCATAGGCGTCCCAGAGAATCGCCATCGCCTTGGCCGCGAAGTGGTCCCGGAGAGACATGCCGCGCGCCATTGCGCGCATCTCATCGAACGTTCCTGGCTCAGCGCTTCTTGTGTCTGGAACCGGGAACGCTGGCCCGCCGTCTTCGATCTTGCTCATGCGTGCTCCTTCAATGCCGGCAGCGTTCCCCAAAGTGCCCAGTTGGTGCAGACAGCGGCTGGCGGGTGGTATGTGTCCTCATGGACTGTCTTGAACCAGAACCGCGCGAACGGCAGGAACGCCGGGTACAGCGCCATCCGCTTGGCCTTCTGCATCGCCATGTCGTCTTCCAGCAGGCCGACATCGACCTCCTGGGTGTAGACAAGCGGCTCCGGGTAGCGGATCACGACTACGCGGGTCGGGCGTGCGTCATGAACCATGGGGGACTCCGGTGGCGCGGGCGATGACTGCGCGGGCATTGGCGAGCGCCTCGTGATCGGCCTCGTTCATCACGGTTGGATGGTTGTCGATGTTCCACTCCAGCCCGATGCAGAGCATCTCCAGCGCGTCGAGCAGATCAGGGGCGGCCGCGATTAGGCGGGCGTTTGCGCCGGACGGCATCGGACCCATGGCGCACTCCGCAATGAGAAGCCCCCTTTGTTCAGGGTCGCCGTGCATGAAGGTTGTGCGTACCATCGCGCCGCACGCTTCCCATGGCCCCACTGTGTGCTTCTCCTCACCCATGGCTGCCTCCCTCGGCCTTGGCGCGGGCGATAGAGGCGCCGTACTCGCGAGCGGCGTCCAGCGTCTTGTGTGGGCCGCAGAAGTTGTCACCGTCAATCGAGACGTAATGCTTGACCCCGATGGTCGCGACGCGAACCCGGTTGTCCTCGGTGCACCAGAGCGCATCGAACTTCACCGGCGGCGCAAGCGGCTGCATGAAGCGCGGCCAAGCGGGCGTGTCCGACAACTCCGTGGTGTACTTCACTTCAGACATGGCTGCCTCCAAGAGCTTTCGAGATGACGTCCTTCGCAGCCAGCGCCGTCTTGATGGCGTGAGCGCGCGACTCGCTGTGATCGATGAGTAACGCCGCCGCCATGAGCAGGTGCGACGTGCGCTTCAGCGCTTCCAGAAGTTCGTCGCGCTCCAACCGAAGCTCGGACAGGGTCTTGGTGGCGTCCATCTGTCCATGGCGGAAGGCATCGCCCTCGGCGCTGAACGTGCTGTAGCCCCAACCCTCCGGGAAGTCGTCCGGGTGGTCGTGGCCGTCGATGTAGGCCTGCCGCAGGTTTGCTGCTGGATACAGCGCGTGCAGGAACTTCGCGTAGCCGGGGCTCACGACACCACCTCGATACCGAACGACGGTGCGCACGCCACCGGCACCAGCCGGCCGAAGTCGTCCATCACGCAGTCCACGCGGATGAAGGCCATGCCAGGGAAGTCCAGCCACGCGCACCACTTGCCGGGCTGCGCCGCGCCGCCGTGGCGGTAGAAGTACGCGCCACCGCGAGGCACGTAGCCCATGCCGGAGGAACTGCTGATGAAGATGTCGTCCATCACGCGGCCTCCAAGAGCGTCTCGTCCATGGCCTCGCACTCGAAAGCGCTCAGGACGACCGGCCGCGCGTACTCGGGGACAGAGGACTCCGCCTCCACCCTGCGCTCGTTCGTGCGTTCGGCTTGCGCCAATTCGAAGGCGGTCGTGTTCACAGGTCATCTCCTACTGCATGACGGTGGAAGGCGGCGTGACTCTTCGCGATGCGGGCCACCATCTCGGCTGCCCGAAGCTGCACGTCTTCTCCGCGCTTCGCATCGCGCAGGAACCGCACGAATTCGCTCGCCCGGTCGTCGTTCTCGAGCAGCGCATCGCCCAGCACGGAACCCAGCGTCGAGTCGTAGCCATAGTCCGGAGTGCGGATCTCGGCAGAGGCGTCGCCCGCTTCGACTGCAGCGAAGAACTCCGCCAGCAGTTCGTCGTAGGCATCGGCGGCCAGGTCGGCGCGCCTGGACGCTGCGTCATCGATGGCGCGCATGACGCTCGGGGTGATGCGCAGGTTGTCGATGGTGGCGCTCATGACTTCACCTCCACCGGCTTGCCATCGGCGTCGAGCGTGTAGAACACGTCCGGCTTGATGCCGTTCTCGCCGACCTTGCTGGCGAAGATGTGCCGCAGCGTCCCGTCGTCGTCGTGGTAGACGATCACGATTGCAGCCCCCTCTGATCCGCGCGCCTTGCCGAAGCGGCCGATGGACATGGCGACGGCGGCGATGCCGCTGACGCTGCTGGCCGATCTGTAGCCCGT